TCAATTTGCAGATACAGCAGAAGGTATAAATTTACAATCAAAAGTAGATGCAGCAGGGAAAACTACAGCTAAAGATAGAGGTGTTGCAACAGGTCTTGAAATTCTAGGTCCAGATGGATTAGAGAGAATGTCAGATGACAGAGACGTTCAAGATGTATTAAGAAGAAAGAAGAAGATAGCTGATGAAGGTATTGGTTCAGCAGAACGTGAGCAAATGAGATCACGTATGGCTCAACAGATGGGACAAGCCCAGCAAATGGCAGGTTTCCAGTTAGGCGGTGCGCTAGGAGGTGCTAAGGGTGCTGGAGTTGCTGCTCAACAGCGAAGTTTGGCTGCACAAGGCATGGCATCCAGGGCTGGTATAGAATCTGACATATTCCTAGCACAAGAATCTGCTAAGAGACAGGGCTTAGAGTCTTACTCATCTTCATTAGGAGAAGTTAAAACCTTTGACATAGGACAAGCTGCTAAAGAAAGAGACATTATGTTTCAATCTATAATGGGATATGAGCAAATGGAAAGTGCTGAGAAGGCAGCTCAAATGCAAGCTGACGCAGCAGCTAAGAGAGGGGGAGGATGTCATATTGCTGGAACTAAAGTTCTTATGGCAGACCATACATATAAAAATATAGAAGATATAAAGATAGGTGATGAAGTAATGTTAGGTGGAAAGGTAATGGGGTGTGGGTCCATCCTAAGCAACGAAACTTTCTACACACTTAACGAGGAAGTATTTACACAGTCTCACCTAGTATTTGATCCTACCACAGAGCTGTACAACAGAGCAGATGAATCTGTACAATGTACAAAATACAAAGAAGATATTGAAATGGTAGTTTATCCAATATTTACTGAGAACAGATGTTACGTAACTAGCTTTGTGTCAGGTGATTTTGGTATGGAAGAAGAGTATAGAGAGATACGAAATGATCTTACATATAAAATGAAAGGAATTAACTATGGCAAAAGATAAGAAAATTCATGATTTATCTGAAACTGAAATCCAAGATCAACCAATTGATAGTGAGAATAAGTTAAAGAGAGAAATAAATAAGAATACTAGTGCTGCTAATACATCTCAAGGAGCTGTAAAACAAGGCGTTCAATCTATCAATGAGGCTAAGAAGAAACAAGCTGAACAAATGCAAAAACAACAGCAACAGCAAGGATCTAATAAAGATGAGTTTCTTAATAGAACTAGGGATTCATTAGACACACAGTTTAAAGATGCGATGTCATACTTTGGACCCAGGCTTGTAGCTCAATTGTTTGGAGGTAACTCTGCAATGGCTATGACAGACAAAGTGATGAGTGGGTTTGAAGGCTATCAAGCTCGTCAGTTAGCTAGAAAACAAAGTGCTGAAGATAGGCAGTTTGAGTTACAACAAAGAAAGAACCAGCTTGCTACAGGTAATATGGGAACTACAGCAGACAGAAAATTAGCTTTTGAGAAGAAAAAGTATCAAGAAGAAAAGCAATTAAAAATTGATAAAGATATAGAAGAAAGAGAGAGTGCTGCTGCTCAGATAAATGATATGGTATCTGAAATAGATAATGTCAAAGCAGAATTAGGTAAGTTTCCTGGTTCTGTAGGACTTATGGGTGGTTCTGAAATGATGAGAAAAATGGATGAAGCCTCAGGAGATACAACATCGTCTGCAAAAGAGGATGTAAGAAGAAGACTACTTACTTTGACAGTTGAGCAAACTTTAGAAAATGCTGCAAAACTAAAAGGACCTATATCAGAGAAAGAACTAAACTTCTTAAAAGCAAATATACCTAAGCTAACTGCTCCTAGAAAGAGTTGGGACATGTATTTAGATAGAATGAAAAAAGCTATGGTTAAAAAAGAAGGTAGACAAACTAAAGGTATAGAACAGATTAGACAACAATCTCAACAATTTCAACCTGGATCTACAATAGAAGATGAGGCAGGTAAACAATATATAGTTATGCCAGATGGATCTTATAGGGAAAAATAGTAATGACTAGAGAAGAAAGAATAAAAAAGTTTATTAAAGACAAAATGTTATCTCAATCTGAAACAGGTAAGGTATCTACTGTAAAAGAAGATTCAGGAAATTTTCATGGAGGTAAACTTATAGGTAGTAAGTTTGGAGTTACAGGAGCTACTCTACAGGCTTACAAAAGAAAAGAAGATCCAAAATTTACCTCCACCAAAGAAGCAATAGCTAACGTAGATATAGATACGGCAGCTAAAATTGCTTACGATGAATACTATAAAAAATACAATATAGATAAAATAGCTGATGAGGACCTAGCTACTAATGTACTAGACTTTGCATATAACTCTGGAGGGAGTAGGGCTTTAAGATGGTTAAGAAAAACTGTACAGGATAAACAAAAAGCTGCTGGAGATACTAATAAATTAAAGGTAGGTAAAGGAAAGCTAGATGAAGAGGCTTTAAATATAATTAATTCTAATTACATTACTAATAATGAATACGCAGATCAAAGACAACAATATATAGATATTATATCTAAAAAAGATAAAAATAAAAAATTTAAAAAAGGATGGACAAATAGGGTAAATAGTATGAGAAGTCAGGATCAAGTGAACGAACAAGTTCCTGAAGAAACTGAACAAGTCTCAACTCCTCCTGTATCCTCTACTAATCCTTTAGGAGATTTAAATCCTTTAGCATCAACAATGGGAAATGAAATGGCAGAAAACATAGAAAATCCAGACAAAAAGTTTAAATTAGTAAGTGGTCCAGAAGGTAAACAACCTGAAAAAAAGTTTAAATTAGTATCGGGTCCACAGCCTCAGCAAGAAGAAGCAGCAGAGCCTCAAGAACCTGCTAGACCTGAGCGTACTATGGGACAATCTTTTATGCAAGGTGTAGGACAAGGTTTTTCATACGGAGCTGCTGATGAAATATCGGCTATATCTTCTACTGTAGATGATGTATTAACTACAGACTTAGGTAAACAGGTTATGAATGACACCTTAGCTGGCTTTACAAAGGCACAACTAGATGGGGATGAGATGCCTCTCACTAGATTAGCTAGTCAGTATAGAAAACATAGAGATGATGAAAGAGCTTTAGTAGATGAGTACAGAGGGGATAACCCAATGTCTTATACAGCAGGTGAAATAGCAGGAACATTTTTAAATTATGCTGCTGTAGGACCTCTAGCCTTTGGCGCAGGTATGGTTACTAGAGGAGGCAAGGTACTGTATGGAACTCTTAGTGGTATGGCACATAACTTAGGTTCTTCTGAAGAAGAGACTATTGGAGGTTTAGCAGAAGACACAGCTAGAGGAGGCTTAATTGGAGCCGCTGGTGAAGCAGCTTTTCCAGTATTTAAAGGTGGAGTACAGGCTGCAACAGATGTTGCTGAAAGAGTTAGAAGTGGTTCTCTAATTAAATTTTTAGGCGGACCTGGAACTGACCCTAGAAGAAGGTTAGGAGAGGTAGGTAAGCAAGTAGATGATTTTGCAGAAAGAATGATAAATTATAATGATGCTGATGGTACACCTCTTATAAAACCTTTTATGAATAGACAAAACCTTAGTAATACTTTAAATAAAAATGCCGATCGCATAGGCGACAAGATGGCTGATATATTAACTGATATGGATGAAGCCATAGGTAAACCTGTAATAGATGGGTATAGTTTAAGAAATGAGGTAAGAGAACAAGTTATTAAACCTTTAATGACACCTAAATCTCTACCTGAAGACAAAGCTGTTGGAGCAGCTCTAGAAGATTACATCATTAAATTAACTCAAAGTTTAAAATCAGTTGAACAATCTGTAGATCCCAAGACAGGTTCTAATGTATTAAAAGAAGTATTTGAACCTCAAACATGGGCTCTATCTGACTTAGCTAAACAAAAAAGTAAATTGCAAGGGATGTATAGAAAGACCAGACTTAAAGATGCTGACAATATTACTGTAGGAATAGCTCAAGGTAAAGATAGAATAGCAAATGTTATGGGAGATTTTATAGATAAAGAGTTAAAAGGTAAAAATATAGCTCCTGAAATATCTAATCAATACAACGCATTTAAACAAGCTTATGGAGATATGGCAGAAGGATCTTACATTGTTAAGCAACAAATAGAAAGAGATGCTGGTAAAGATATCTTTCAAAGAATATTTAATGACTCAGTAGTTAGGTATACATCCATGGCATCTATAGCAGGTACAATGGTAGGACTTCCTTACTCTAAGGTAGGTATGGCTGTAGCAGGATTTAAAGCCTTGTCTGAAAGTAAAAGGGTAAATGGAATAGCAGCTAAATCTGCTGAAACAGCAATAAAACTATTACAAAAAAATCCAGAAGCAGCAGCTACTATAGCTAATAGATTAGTAACTTCTACTGCTTTGTCTGCTGATGATTTCTTTGATAACATGACAAAAAGCCTTGCAGAATTAACATTTATTGATCAGCCATTGGCTAGAGATCCTAATGAAGTTATACGTAGAAGTGATAAATTATTACATTTAGTAGAAGATTTAGATCCTGAGATGGCAAAAAATTTAGGTGCTGCCATAGACAACAGAGACTTAGGATCTATAAATGCTTTGATGGATCAATTAGTAAAGGCAGTACCAGCTCAATATGTACAGCCTGGTATAGGTTTTGGAGGTAAAGCTTTTAGTGAACAAGATATTGCTAAAGTAAATTCTGATATACAGAATGTTAGGAATACTAGAAGAAGAAAACAACTACATAATGCTTTTAATAATCAATCTTCTGATAAATTTAGAATGGTTCCTAGCGAGTTATATGAAGAAAAACAAAGTGATCCAGCTAACTTTTTTAAATTTAAAAAGAAACAAAACAAATTTATTAAGGATTACTAATGAAAGATATGGCAAAAAAAGCAGCAAAGAAAAAATTGTCAGCAGCTTGGCAACGTAAAGAAGGTAAGAATCCTAGTGGAGGTCTTAATGCTAAAGGTGTTGCATCATATCGTAGAGCTAATCCAGGTAGTAAGTTAAAGATGGCAGTTACTACTAAGCCAAGTAAGTTAAAGAAGGGAAGTAAGTCTGCTAATAGACGTAAATCATTTTGTGCTCGTATGAGCGGAATGAAAAAAAGATTAACCTCAGCAAAGACAGCAAGAGATCCTAATAGTAGGATTAATAAGTCATTGCGTAAATGGAATTGTTAAAATGAAAGAGATAGAGCAGGACATAAAAGTTATTAGAGAATCACAGATCCGAATGGAGCAAGATATAAAATATCATATCAAGAGGACTGACCTGCTCGAGAAACGTGTAGATAAAAATGAAGATCTGCTGCAACCTTTAGTAGTGTGGAAATGGATGCGTGAAAATGTCCGTTTCATTTTGCTTCTAGTAGGATGCATTGCAGCAATTATAACCTGGAGTATTAAATATGCCTAAAATATTAACACAATTAGTTACAAGTACAATAAGTTCTATTACAGCTTCTACAGGAGCAGCAAGTGGAGGAGGAGGAGGTATATCTTACGATGTAAGCGTACTTGCTACAGGACAGTCTTCTACTAGTAGTTATAATGGTTTATCTTACAGTAATGTAAGCACTGTACAACATGGCACATTTACTAATGGTACGGCTGTTGTTAGTAGCAGTAATAATGAGTACTCCGCATCTTCAAATGGCACCTGTCAGTTTGTATTTGATACAGCAGGTATCTATGTAATAGAATTTAACTCATACGCCTCTTCTAGCGGAGGTGGTTTTCAATTTATTGATCTTACAAGAAATGGGTCCTCAGGGGTAGACGAGCAAGTTTCTTTTTTAGGTATATACTCAAACTACAATAGAAAATCAACATCTTCTATTAGGAAGTTTGAAGTTGGGGACAAGTTAACATTTTTTACTGCAAGTAGTATTCCATCGGCTAACCTTAGTAGAATATTAATAGCAAAGATAGGATAAATTATGGCTAAACCAAGTAATAGTAAGTTATACAATAGTATTAAATCTCAGGCTAAGAGTAAATTTTCAGTATACCCTTCAGCCTATGCATCAGCCTGGATTGTTAAACAATATAAAAAACGTGGTGGTAAATATAGTGGAAAAAAGACTTCTGGTATAAAACAAGCTGCCAAAAGAATTGCGAGGAAAAAATGATTAGTAAACTAGCACCACTTGTAATAATGGGCATGGGAGCACAATCTTATTACAATAAAACTAAACAAGGTAAAAAAGACAAAGAAATAGCTAAGAAAGCTGCTAAAAAGAGGATGTCAAAGAGTAAATGTAAAAGCTGCAATGGAAAAGGTTGTAGTAAGTGCTCTAAAGGTAAGTATTAGTGCCTCAATTTAATATGAAAAGTGCATCTGCATTATTTAAAAATAAATATAGGAAGGAGAAGAAAGTGAAATCAGTAACAGAATTTGCAAAGAAAATGTTTAGAAGAAAAAAAGCTACTAAAGATGTTAAAAAAGCTGGAGGAATAGGTTCGGGTAAATCTACTCAATCAGGAAAAAAGTTTAGTAATAAGAAGTCAGGTAAAGCTTTTCCATGGTCTAAATAATGGGTTTATTTGATTTTATAAGTAACATATTTAGTCCGGCTGCAAAGATAGTTGATGAGCTTCATACTTCTGATGAAGAGAAGCTTAAACTAAAGAATGAGCTGGCAAACATACAAGGTAAGGCACAGGATAGAATCCTAGACTACGAAAGTAAGCTGGCAGAATACCGACACAAACTTCTAATTGCAGAGGCTAATTCACCTCATCCATTTGTTGCCATGTGGCGACCCATCTGTTCGACCGCTCTGGTCACTATTATTGTGTTGGCTTCTTTTGGTCTTTGTCAACCAGGTCCCGAACTATACAAATTAGCTGAGATCTTTTTAGGTGCTTATGTTGGAGGACGTACCATAGAGAAGATTGTAAGTGCAAGTAAGCTAGGAAAGTAAGGAATATCACAGGTATATTTCGTTATCCTCTATATCAGTAATTTCTACTGGTTCTAAATTATCATGACAATATAAGAACATAGCATTTGCTAAGGCATGAGCCATGTGATGTAAGCCTGTCTCTGGGTCTTCTTTCTCTCCCATACGCCAAGCTTGTATATGCCTAAGTAAGGCAGCCTCATATCTGTGAGTCTCTACTTGTTTCCAATTATATCTATCATATTTCTGTGCGCCAATAGTTAGAACCTTAGCTAGGTCTTCTAAGGCATGGGCATCTATAAGGTCATACTGTGGTTTATCTGTATCAAACTTTTTACCTGTCATTTAAAAAATCCTAAATTATAAAATCTGTATTAGCTGATTGAACTAAAGAAACTGCTCCTGAAAAACCTTTGTTGTACACGAATCCTCTAGGTTTCATATATCTTTGCATAAATTTTTCACTGTGTATATCTGTGTGATGGTAACAAATTATACATTTTTTATGTTTCATTTCTTGTATAATTTTATCTAATAATAAATTTATATACGAAGTCTTATCTAACTTATAGTCAGGATTACTTATTGTAATTCCTAAAACAGCTATAGGAGCTCCTTCTCCTTTATAAAAGTAAGAAGATGCTACTGGGATGTCTTTATCATACACTACATAACTAGTGGCTGGAAACAACTCTTTAGCCATTCCTTTCCATCCAATTGCGTTAAACCAGTTAATTACTTCTTCTTTTTCTTTACATGTATTTAAAACTTTAACTTCCATAAAACTCCCTTTAATGGATCTGGAGGGTGTATTTAAAGCCTTAGCTACCCTCCGGTTGACATATAGTCCTTAACCCATACTGTTATTCTATCACACTTTGTTTCTTAAGTCTACCCCATCTTTCATACCAAGATAAAGTAAATAAATCATCTAGATATATAGCTCGTTTACTATATTCTAACCACTTTACACGAGGCATCTTTATAAGGTCTTTCTTCATTATGGTTTCTATCTTTATACATCCAAAGATGATTACCTCCATGTTCTCCACATCGACAAGACAAGGGATAAGAAAATCACGATTAGTAACATTTCTGAATAGTTTATCAACATGTCCCACACCATTACCACCATACTGTAGTATATAGGACTTACCATATTTATTAGCCGACTCAACGCATTGTGATTTACAATGAAATCTATTACCAGTATTGTCTGTAATGTCAGCATCATAACTTTTGTTCTTAGTTTCATATACGTTAAAGTCCGGTGCTGTGGCTTTTATGCCCAGCCTTTTCAAAGCTCTGTAGATGCCTATCTCTCCCAAAGCTCCAATAGTAATATCATGGGTGATCTTGTCTAGGCTACCCTGTCCTCGTTTCTTGTAGTGATCCATAGAAAGATGGACTCTGTCATTGGCGAACTGCTTCGCTTTTTCCAGATCCTTCTTCTTTAGCTCTATTGTCAGTGATTTCATTAGATAAGTCCTTTATCTTTTTTTCTGAATGTTGAAGTCTTTGCTTCAAATATTTTATCTGAGATCTTAATACTTGATTCTCTCTTTCTTCTCTTTTTAATCTTGTGTAAATCCTGTTTTTGTCATCGATGAGTTGATCTATAATCTTGTCTCTACTGTCTCTCATCTTCATTATCTTGCTCATGACTTACCCTTAGGACACCAATCATAATGATGTGGTATTTCCAGTTTGTCGCCTCCACACTCGCAAATAGATGGCAAATTTTTTCTTTTGATGCTATCAGTCCATCGCTCTAGATCTTTCTCTCTGCATGTAATTTCAACATCTGGACTCTCAAGTAGAATTACTCTATAGATCATATCACCTTTATATAGCTCCCTGCCTACAACGGCACCTACGCTATCGTGACTTATCCCCTCCCTCGTAATTTTTACCCAATCTCCTTCATCAAATATCATTTACAATACCTTGGTGAGATAGTAGATTCTACACTGATTTTTACATCAGGGACTACGAGTGACATAGAGTTTATCATAATTTCCTCCTGTAGTCTACGCATTTCTTCTACTGTATTTTCAGGTACTTCCGTGATTATTTCATCATGTACAAAGCCTACCAGCTCAAATCCTGCGTCCATGAGGTTATATAGAGCTATCTTAGCTCCATCTGCTGCTAGTCCTTGGAAGGGTGTATTCTTCTCAGCACAATACGTAGTATCGGCTCTTATACGTCCAGTAAGAGTGGTGACAGAACCTTCTTCTCCCTTCATGTACTCTTTCATCTCAGGAAAAGCTTCAAACCATGTATCCTTCATTCTCTGTGCGTCATCTGTAGTAATGGTTAGGTCATAACCCTTAGCAAACTCAATAAAGGTTTCTATACCTAAGCCTCCTGGGAAACCGAAGTTAGCTGCCTTTGCAGCCTGTCTTTGCCACTTCTCTACCTTATCTTCTGTTGTACCAAATAGGACAGACGCATAGTACTTATGCAGATCTGCCCCATCATTTATCTTGGTACGCATAATAGAGCTGCCTTGGTTAGTGTAAACATGTTGAGCTAACGTAGCTAATTCTATTGCGCTATAGTCTGTTATTAAAAGTGTATTACCTTCCCTGGCTTTGAACATTGATCGTATATCCCCATCTCTAGGGAGTTGTTGTATATTAGGTGATGAACATCCTGTTCTACCTGTATTTTTTAGTATATCGTATCTCGGATGTACCCTACTGCCTTCTAATTTTCTAATAAAGAATGTTGTTTTTTCAGTACGTTTGTAATCTAAGAATGATGATATAAAGGGATTATCTTTGTATTTTTCCAGATCACTCTCCTTCATAGAATAATCCCCTTGTGCGGTTTTTGGTATTGGTAGTCCACTAAATTCTACCACGTAATTATATGCGGCTTGATTACCTTTGATGCCTTTTACAAATCCATAAGCAGACATCTTTGCATGTAATACCTCCAGTTTAGAGTTAAGTTCTTTTAGTAATATAGAAGCTCTTTCTTCATCAAATCCTATACCATTTTTGTACATCCGGTTAAGAGCTAACGCTCCAAGTAATTGTATATGATGTGATAAGTTGGTACTTGTATTTAATTTAGATACTTCCAATCTGAGTCTGATAAAACAATAGAAGGTTGCGATAACGTCTGCTGCTCCGTACTCGAGGAAAGCTTTGGGTATTTTTTGTACTGGTGTGTCCTTATACTCGGCAAAGTTACATCTGACATCTTCGTTTTTGTCAAGCTCCTGTCCAAGTAATTCTTCACTAATTTTAGACAGCCCATACTTCCTAGGTACATTGCCCCCAGTAGCAAGGTGCCATAAACGATATAGAATATTAATATCAAAAATGCTATCACGTTCTATCTGCTCCTTCAGAAGGTACTTATCTTCCGTGAATTTACGTAACACATCTATATCGAAAGGAGCATTAGCAAAGACAAACAAACAAAAGGAATTTTTTTTAAAAAAATCTTTTACTAAGCTCCTGTCAACATAGTACAAAGACTCCCCATCAAATACCTGAAAAGTTACAAGATCAGGAGTCTCTGTAAAAGGTTTAATAGTAGTTTCAGTATCAATGGCAAGGATGTTTCCCAGACTCTCTCCCTGCCAGAATTGAATTGTATATTCCTCACCATTGAAAATCATCTACTACTTCCTACTGTATTTCTTTATAACATTCCTAGGTTTATACCCTGGATTACTTTCAACCGAAGTGTTTACGATAAACTCTTTACCGACAAACTGCTCCAGTTGTGTACTATCATTACCTAAAGCTTCAAATCCTCCATGTACACCGATAGACTTCAGCATGCTATCTAGCCTCTGCAAACCTATCCCTGCTGCTTTAGCGTTGGGGTGACTAATTAAAAACGAGTCCCAAATCAGTCGATTCTTAAACTCTCCATCTGATACCTGAAAAGATACATTTACCATTGTACCATTACCAGCTTTAGTGGACTTCTCTGAAATCCTGTTCAAGCTAACTGTGTAGCTATCGTCTGGTAGTGGAGAATAAACTTTTTTCTCTCCAGATTCTTGTGTTTGTATTCCTTGTATTGCCATGTGTTCTCCTTGTATTTGGCAGGTTATAAGTCTGACAACTTTTTTCTTTTATATTCGTCATGTACATCATTTAAAAATACATTTAATTCTATAGCTTTGTATCTTTTAAGTGCATCTGCTACCATATTTAGTACCATCATTTGATCTTCTATAGATAAATGATCTAGGTTTTCTGTACTTATTATTTCATTTACTACATCAAATGCTGTTGCTTCGTTAAAAGGTTCCATCATATATACCCTCCTTCATAAATTTATATTTTGCTCTTGCTGTTACTGGATTCTTATCTTTAGTAGCTTCAATAATAGTTCCCCCAATTCTTTCAGGTTGCCCATTGTTACCAATGACGAAATTGTTAGCATTATTAAGGCAAAAGTAATACCTTTCTGCATGAGGGTCAAATTCATTAAGCTTTCTTAGTTTTCTTGCTAGTCTTCCGTTCACTTTTTTTCTCCTCTACAGGTTCAGCTTGTTGGATACTGGCTTGAGTTAATATTTGAAATATTATATCTACCTTACCTGCCATATCAAGTAACAAAGCATTTCTCTCTAGTTCTAGTTCTTTTTTATTCGCCATCTTTCTCTCCTCCTAATGCACCAAAAGCTAGGCGCAATGTTAAATTTACAAATATTTTAAAAAGATCATACAATACTAATCCCTCTATAATTCTTAGTGTCATCTCACTCATCATATTCTCCTAAGTGCAAGCACTCCTCTAACTCTGTTAATCTTGTTTTTAAACGATGTAATTCATTAACCCACATCTTTACATCCGAACTTTTAGGGTTTTGTTTAATATGGTGAGTAACTAAGTTAACAGCATCTTTATAATCATTAATCATATATAGTAACTCCCTTTCTTTCATTCCTTAAATTCAGCCCATGAAGGTAAATCTACCTCTTGTATCCCTCCCTTGAAGTATACCCCTGACTTCTCTGCTTCCGCAAGTCTTTTTATTGCTGTTTTGTATTTTTTTCTACCATTCTCTAGTAATGCTTCACTGGCTTTTAGTATACCTACATCACCATTCTGTTTGTTAAGAAACGCAAATATAAATTCATGGTCCTGTCCAGTGTATTTCTTAAATGCGTCAACATACAGAGCAGCAGATAAATCATAATCAAACCTGATAATAGTTTTAGCTGCGGAGAATTTATCAACAGGATCGCTACTAGTTTTAACATCTATAATCATTCCTTCCTTTATATAGTCAGCTCTTACCTTTATAGGCATACCATCTAGCTCTACACATAAGGTATGTTCTGCTAATCCATCCTCAATTAATCCTTGAGTGTCCAGGTGTTCATGATAGAGGTTATAAAGGTCGAGAGCTTGTTGCGCCTGAGACGATGTAATAATTGTTTTACCCTCGTTATTGGATTTAAATTCTTGATAGACTTTTCCCCTTCGTGTAGCTCCTTCAAATACTGCAAACTCCTCGTCTGTTTTATCAGGTTCTAGTAATAAGCTGTGCATGTAGGACCCAAAGTCATAAGCACTCTTGTAAGTGTCTTCTCTAGGTTCTCCAAGTACATATCTTTTGTGATATTCTCTTGGATCTTTAAGAAACAACTTTAAGGTTGAACTTGATTTAAACTTCCTGTCTTGATGATAACTTTCATTATCACAATTATTAACTCCTAATTTTAGCATTATACTCTCCTGTATACATAATTAATTTTTCCATCTGTTTTTAGTTGTACATATTCAATTTGACCTGCCTCTAGTAAATCCTCAAGTATCTCATTTCTTTCTTTCTTCTTAAGGAATCTTGTTTTATTTGTTAAATCTTTTTTATTTACACCTGTACCTTTAGACCTTGTTATTACAGATAATAATTTTTGTGTATTCTGTTCATTCTTATTACTAAATACACATTGCTCTATGATGTCTTTCATGTGGTGATAGAAGTACTGTACTGTCTGATAACCAAACGTAACATCATTATGGTCTACCTCAGGAGTCTCTTTAAATATTTGACGAGATATAGCGTGTATCATTGTTACCTTTAACATCTGCTGATACAACCTACTAATAATTGGTAACATAACGTCATTGCCCTCAGAATCAATCCTAAGCTTGTCAAACTCTTCAAAGGCATGTTGTAACATACCATTGGCTTGGTCAGTTTTAGATAGGAATGTGATGTCCTGAGCGTGTCCTGCAATAACCTTGTCAGATTTCTCAGGTTGGTAACTTGCTAATTGCTGTAGGTTCAATATAGTTTTAGTATCTAGTCTAGTAGGTTGCTCTACTCGTCTAGCTTTTTTATCTCCATCTCCAATAAAAACAAGGAAACGACCCATAAGACCTTTCTCAATAGCACTTACAGTAACTCCTTCTGAGAGTCCAGTAGGTGTAGTTGAGCAAAGGAGGTTGACGTTAGGTCTTAAAGCCCTTCCCTTGTTTCCCTCAGCAGTTTGTCTACCAAGGAATATTGATGTTGATGTTGTGTATAGTTCTGCTAATATATCTGCCATCTTGGCATTGTATGTAGCTCCACCTCTATTTACTGATTTAAGCATACCTCCTGCCTCATCAATAATATCTAACCGTACAGGCGACTCAGGTAGTCCATCCATAAGAGATGCATCACTGACATAATCTCCACTCCCCAGTAGATAGTCACATTTTGCATCAATAAGAACTTCCTTGATTTTTTCTTGAGGTGCGTTCTTACCTGAGCCTGACGGTGCTACGTTTAGTAAATATAAGTTAGGTGCGACTCCTTCGAACTCAAACTTACGACCGGATAACGTAGCTATTAAGGATAAAGCTGCCGAGAAGGCAAAACTTGGTTGTTCAATATAACTATTCTTTAGTATGTAATTCATGATTGCAGCGAGGACACCTTCCGGTTTCGGTAACTCTGGGTTGTTTGAGTTTTCTGATGCCTCGCTTTTTGACTTTCCCTCTTCACCTACTTTAGGTATAAGAATGTGTTCATACGATTGGTTATTATTAAATCTTTTACTATTCCATGATGTTAAATGAGAAGAGAAAAAGGCTAATGCATTAGTAGCTGCATTGTCGTTTCCAAACTCATTAGCGTCTGAAAATAAAGGAGGTTGATTGTTTTGAAGATCGTATTCAATCAAACTATTAATGATTAGCCCTATCTCGTTTTCGGTTTTAATTAACTCTGCTGCATACTTGGACATAAGATCATTCCTTCCTTGAACAATCTTATTATACGCTTCTTTCCTACCGCTTCTATACTTAGGTAGTTTAGATACTATCATATCATTGACAGCATTTATAATATTCATAGGAAACATTCCAAGATCCTCAGGACGCACGGTAGATAGGGACTCACCTTTCCACTCGTACGAAGTTCCCGATGGATGTTTACTTGGGGGAATTGTTGTCTTCTTTCCCTCTGACAAAACTTCAAATATTATATTCCCATTAATCTTTAAGTTATCTGTTTTAATTCCAGGATGCCATCTATAAAATCTAGTCCATCCTTTAGTTCCTACTTTTTCTACTCTACTAGCTGGTGCTAAAAGTTCCATGATTTCAGCTACTTCTGGGTCTGTGCAATCAAAATCAATGGCTACAATACCTGAAGCTTTACCTAAGCAAACCGCAACATTAGTCTGTTCAAAACTATTTCCCCAATTTTCAATCTCTTGATCGGTGGGTTTGTTTTCACAATAATTTGTCCATCCTTTAATTGCTGGTTGTTTAGATGCAAACTTATCCGGTATAACAGAGTAGCCAGCTTCGGTAAATTCCCTAGCGTACTGTTTGTACAAATTCATTCTTCATCCTCTACCTGATATCCACAGGCTATTAAAAATTTATTAAATGCATCGATAACTTCTCCCACTGTTTGTCCTGTAGTCTGTATTTCTACAGTCATACCATCTTGAGTAGTATCTAAGTTATCGAAGTGATGTTTTGTTTTTATAAATTTAATCATTAAAATTTAAATGTTAGCCCAGTGAATGTCATCAATGGGGTTATTGTTGTAGATACTGCTACATTTTCAGTAATAGGTAGGTCAACCTCAAAGCCCATGATAGGCATAAAGCTATCAAAAGGTAATACTAACCCCCTATCTCTAAATGGTTTCTCGTCTTGTATGTATGCCCCTAATTTAAAATCTATTGAACCATTTGCATGATCAATAAGATTAAAATCATAACCGTACCCAATAATAGGTTCTCGTACACTATTTTCTCCTATTAAAATATTATGCTCATTAAATTTCATGATAACATTTGGTGCTACCATTGTATCTGGTATTTGTGGTTCTACAGACATTATATGAAATATCAAACCACCTACTGTAAGTTCTGTTAACATGTCTACCTCCTCTTCTCATTCATCTTACATCTAATTAAGTAAGTTAAGCAAATGATATTTACAATATAATTAAATAAACGAGGCATGTACATGTGCTCTAATTCTACAGCAAATAAACATACCTCACCAATCATCCATAATATAAGGAGTCCCCAAGAACACCCTGTATAACCCTTCCTTAGGCATGATACTACTTCTGGAATAGCGCATATAGCCATACAGATTCCACCTATCCACCCGATTTCAATCACTTGGACCCCCAATATACAGGTTTATACAGGTTTATACAGAAAAATACAGGTTTATACAGGTTTTCTACAGAAAAAACCGCCCCCTTATATATTAATCCAGTAAGTAAAGCTCTATAATTATTCACTTTTTACATTTTCTCCTTGACATTTATATAAATATATATAGAATAGTCTCATGATGTGTAACTATGCAAGGCATAGAGATTAATCTATACGTTCAAAGAAATCTAACACATCTTCCGCCACTTCTAAATATCCATCCTCACCGAAACTAGCCAGTATCAGCATTTTTAAACTGTCATGCGCCTTTTCGTACAGTACATCATGAAACTCTTTATCGTGTTCTTTTAGTGCCTTTTCTAACTGAAAGTCCACCTGTTGTATAGCCCTTTGACACCTTGCTGAGTTCGTCTCGTAACGCTGCTTCATAATCTTCTTCATATAGCTCCTCCACATGATTTAAAAATTGTACGAAGTTATAGAACTCCGATTGTCTAAACACTTTAAATAACAATTGCCTTTCCATTGTAGTTAATTTGTGGTATGATTCTTGCATGATAGTTTCCTTTTCCATAAAATCCAAACCCTTTAGCGTAAATAGAGCATACTATAAGAACCGACAATTGACACAAGAAGCAAGGCACTGGAGAGAGTGCTTTCTACTCCAATTGCAGCAAACAGAGGTACTCCAACAAATACAATTATTAAAGAAAGCATGGAACTCAAAAGTACATGTGTTACACGTTTCTTACGATTTCTTCTATCCATATAATTTACTCCTTACAAAAAAAGGTGAAGTCTCAAGGAGATCCATGGACCTCACCAATATTGAAAAATTAGTTCAAGATAATCTATTCGAATCACGCTACAATGGCAGAGAGATTGATGGAGTTATCATTGAAAACTTTGACATCGATGACAAGTTTATTGTTTCTCTCCAGAGTCGGAAACTCGGACATAACCTGCCACATCACGAAATTTTGATAACCGTTCAACTTTGCCCTCTAAAATCGTTACGTTTATAGTTAAATCCGCAACCAATTCAGATAGTTCCACTACTGTCTCTGTTAAGTCGTTCAAGTTGTTTTCTTTCATTACTTATTTTCTCCTGATCTTTTTTAAGTGTTGCACTATTTAATCCTTGCCGAAGACTCCCATACCCGTGAAAAAATTGATGGTATAACTCAGGATCCTTCCAACTATTAATATTCTTATATACATATTGAGCTGTTACTTTACGCCCATGTCTGGGAAATAACTCATGCTGTATTGATGCCCTTGAAAAAGCATAATAACCACAATAATTACATGTCCCCTCCTCATCTACATCGGTTTCGTGGTATTGAGTATGCTGGTAATCGTGAGGCACTCGCTCCCCTAATCTACATGTACAATAATATCTAGCCATGAACTGTTATCCCCTGCTCTTGTAGATTATTAGAAATCTGTTTTAGGTTACGATCTTGCACACCTTCATCAAAATGTCCGATGCTACCTAAGGCTTTAACTAAGTAATGAACTGTTAAATCTTCATCGGTCTTGCTGTCTCTAATAATGAAACCTGTACCCTCATTAAATAGTGTAGCAATCTCAGGTAAAGTTATATACCTGGAAAATGTTACTGAATACAATTTACGGTTAGCGTATCTTCTAATTAAATTACCTTTAAAGCTCATCGTATCTTCTCCTTGTATTTTTTACTTCTTTAATTATTTGTGTACTAAATGGATTTAATATATCATTTATATTACCTACAATAGTTCTTAAATGACCTACCTCCTCTTGATCCAACTTATCTAGTTGATGCTCATTTACAAAATTAAATACACTATTAGCTGCCAATATATATCTTTCAAGTAATCTGTCTTCTTTAGATTTATTAACTACTTGATGATACCTTTTTATTAAATCTTTCCTAGATGTTTTTCTATTTATCCGTCCTTTGATAGGTCTTGCTATATTCCTAATGATTAAAGCAGTCTCTTTAGTTATATTATTTACATCCATCAAACCTTCTTCCTCTAATGGTTTAACAATATTCCTATACTCCTCACTCCACTTCTGTAAAGTTTCAGGATGTACACCTACATCTAAGGCAAACTGTTTTAAAGTATAAATCTTACGTGATTTTATATCCTCTAAATATTGTTTATTTCTACCTCCAAAATGTATATCGCAAACCTCATCCGATATCTTTACAATTTTCCATTTCATTTCTCTAGCTTGTTGTTTAGCAAACTTATATTTAGCATATAAATCCTTAGCTCTTTTAATAGCCGCCTTAATATGCGGTTTAGTTATTTTACTCATTACCTTATCTCCTCAAGTTCGGGTTTAAACCATTCTGGTGTTACACTATTTTTCCATTTTGCCATGTACGCTTTACCTCCATTATAATAGTTACGATATGCCTGTATAGTTGACTTGTCTTTATACTCATCGGGCATGCATTGAGGTGCTTCATCAAGACTAAGCGGTTCCTTAATGTTGTCTAGAGGCATATTCATCGGATACAAACATAATGCGAACCTAAGCTTTTGCCATGAAGCGTGACTCTTGCCATACCGTTGTTTATACTCCTGACTTAGGCTAAACAATAGGTCAAAAACATATTGATAGTTACGTGCGTTCTCTCTAACCCACACGCTACTAGGATGATTCTTATGGGTTGACTTGTATAGTATCTTATCCTTCCAATCAGGCAAGTCATCACCATCTAGTACACGATGCGCTGTAGATAGTAGCTGACAATACTCTAGTATCATTTTAACAACATGTTTGTCGCAGTGAAACTTCGCACATTGTTTAGTATCAGCATCTAAAAAGAATATATTCATGTTAATCCTCCACCCAATACTCGTTTCCAGTATGTGGGTCTATCTTAATTGTTCCCTCCGCTAATGCCAATTGTAAAAACTCATTCTGTAATTCGTACAATAAATGAGGCGCCATTTCACGCAGTACTTCACTCGCTGTAAAGTTAAAATCAATATCTTGGTTAAATTCATCTAAATCGATCATGTTACCTCCTAAGGAAAAATGTTAATGCCTAATTGACTCTTGATATCGTATAATACAAAAAAGATGCCAACTAATGTGATGCCAAACACGGCTATCATAATGATTATTGCAATGATATCATCTCGCATACGTGCAATGTTTTTACGGTTGAATAAAATCAATGCAAGTTTCTCGTTTGGGTCTAAATTATTAAAATCCATTCTTACCTCCTAAAATGGTATGTCTTCGTTAGCAATTGACTCAAGCTCGTGATACAAGTCATTACATATATCATCAACTAGTTGGTTTTCTTGTTTAAATTCTGTTATATTACTGTCTAATAAACTGTCGACCATGTTTTGAGCAGCATGCCACCCATCACTACACTCAACTTCATCTAAACGTCTCTCTATAAAATCATATAATATCATTAAAAACCTCCAGTAAGATAGTACATTGAAACACATAAGTAAAACAATACTAACATAGAACGAATAAATCCCCAATTAAACAGTCGCATAATGAATCCCATTAAATACGCTGTACGCATTACTTGATTTAGCTACTTCCTCAGTTACCTGCCTAATTTTGCCTATATGATGTATTTCGTTTGGATAATGCAACCTAGTATGACCGTCAGGGTACTGAATTGCAACGCAATCTTGCTGAAATCTATCCAAGCCAATCATTTCAATGCGCTCAATATCGTCTTGTTTTGGTAACTCAACATAAAATGTAACCTCTTTATGGTTATCATAAAAGCCTTGACCCTCAACGAAGGTAAACTTGGACTGTTCTAACATAAGTTTCAATTGATTAGTACGAGTTTCATTCTCTCTTGGTGATAATTCCTTGAGTTCTGCTGAAATAAGTGCGAATTGTTTAAAAATATTCATTTATAACCTCCTAAGTTATGCTATGTTATTAAGTTTTTTAATCTGATTCCACCATAAAGATGTGCGTTCAACAGCTCTGCGACATTCGTGAACCTCTGCGTCCCATTGAACCTCAACCTCAGTAGGTATTGGTGGTAAATTGATAATGTTAATTGATACTGTTTGAGTTTTGTCGGACATGTCAACCTCCCTAAGTTTGATGTCTTGCATTAACTTATATTACTTATCCTAATTTGTCAAGCTCACCTTTTAAAACTTTTAAAGACTCTTTAGATTTCTTTACTTCTTCTAAGTGCGCTCTTTTAACGATAATATCATCTTTAACTTCTTGAAGGTCTCTCCCGTATAAATTAGCAATCTCTACAGCATTTACTTCATCATAGTTCTTGTCTGCTTTTGCTGCTTCGATAATATCTAGTATAAATTGTAAATTAAACATGTTTCCTCCTCTTGTTTATCTCTACCTAATTATTTCATAAATGATGCTTCGTGTCAACTATAAAAAGAAAATAAATCGTAATATTTTATCATATCATTATAGTATGAAATCCAGTGTTTTCTTGCCAAGCAAGTCTATGCATATCTCGTGCCAACTTAGTCTATGCAATTCTTGTGCCAATAAAGCTGACCTCTCTCGCGCCCAAACAATCCTAGCAAGTCTCGTGCCAGCTCTGCTTGTTGCCTAAACTAGCCCCCTCGAAACACACCCCCCACCAAATATATATGAGATAGAAAACATAGTTATATCCTCATTCACACATTTTTTCTATATTTTTTAGCTACCCCTAGACACGTAACCCCCCGTAATCACGCTAGCTTAGGCAGTATGTCATTTTACCTGGAATAGAGACACCACTCCCCCACAGACATGCGTAAGCGTAGACTTTTTTACATGCGAGCGAAGCGAAGTGTGTAAAAAGGGGCAGTCCGTCTATTGACTTATGCAATATAGTGTGCTAAGGTGAGAAAATGCGCAAACCAACTAAATTTAAATCAGGATGCTATAATTGGCAAATATACTGGAGTCAGGAGGAAGCCGAAGAAATGTATGGTAAGACGGATTCGCATAATAAAGTAGTAACAATATACAAATGTAAGAATAAAGAAATTACCAGGGAAACACTACTACATGAACTACTACACGTTGTAATGGAAGATAAGGCAGAAGCCATATTTAACTTTGAGTCGGATAGCAAATCTTATGATAAAGAAGAAAATCTTATAAGATTAATATCTCCAGTGTTAATGCAATTAATCGTAGATAATCCAGAACTATGGGAGTACCTAAGTGAGCGAAATTAAGTCAAAGTACGACCTAAGTACTGCAAAATCCATGTTTATGGACTTCAAGCCGCTAAAAGAAATAGCTAAGGTACTAAATATTAAATATAGGACATTGGTATATCATAAAAAAAAGTGGGAACAAGAGCGTAACCTAGTACGTAAAGAAATATTGCGAGATTTGGCTGATAACAAGAGAGCAATCTTAGTAAATCTTACATCAAATTCGCTTGATTGCGTAGATAGGGCTATAGAAGACCTAAAGAAAAGAGATAAACCACCAACAATACATGAAGCTCGATTGCTTACCAACATTGTGTCTGAGATTGATCGTATAATCAGACTAGATGATGGAGAGCCTACCGATATCATAAGTGAACATAAGCCTTCTACGGTAATAGAGCTGAAGGCAAAATTAAAAAACGACCCATTCTACATCGAGGATGCGTCTTTTAGGGAGATTACAGATGAAACTACTACTAGCACTAATGCTTCTGATTCCGACATTAGCTCTGAGTCAGATAACACTAACAGAGAATAACCATGTTGTATTCAAGGGGGTCGTAAATGCTCAAAGCGTTGCTAAAGCTTCAAGAGATCTGCTCAAACTCAGTTTCAAAACTAAGCCAGGGGACACGTTATATCTTGTTCTTGATAGTCCTGGTGGTTCTGTCCACTATGGGCTCAATTTTGTTCAGTTATTTGCTACGATACCTAGGAATGTGGAGTGCGTAGCCATAAAAGCTCATTCTATGGCACACCATTTTCTTCAAGCCTGTCCAGGTAAGAGATATGGTGTAGCTAATATGATGTCTATGGCGCATAGGGCAGCCGGAGGCTTTAGAGGTACATTTAATAAAGGTGATGTAGAACAACAGTTAGAATTGTGGACAAGTATTGTACAATCTATGGAAAAAGTTAATGCTAAACGTATGGGACTTAGTTTAGAAAAATATCAATCGTATGCAAAAGATGAATACTGGTGTCATGGATATGATTGTGTAAAGAAAAATTTTGTAGACTCAATTGTGGTAGTAGGATGTAGTGAAAAATTAGTTAATGAAGAAACTAGTAGAAAAGTAAATACATTTTTTGGTAGTTATAAGGTGTATGAATCTAAATGTCCTTTTATAGGTATGACAAGATACGAAAGGATACCTAGAAGACGATGAGTTTAATAGATCTAAAACCTAGTGATGCCCTGTATCTGCAAATCATGGAAGATCTGCATAAATATTGGGCTCCACACACAGGACAAGTAAAAGTAGGCATGCCTCTTATACAAGGAGATGTTAATACCGTTTTTATTCAGTGTGGACGTAAGTGGGGTAAGACAGACTTCGCTGTTTACATGTTATGGAGACATGCTTTATTACATCCTGGTTCTACTTGCTACTATATAACTCCAGAACTAGCTCATGGTAGAGAACTTGTATGGCATAATGGTCGTTTAAGTCAATTTGGTAGAGAAAAAGATGATAAAGGACGTTTCTTACCAGGAGGAGCAGAACCTTTAAAAAAATATATAAAAAGTGTAGCTAATACTGATTCACGTTTAACATTTAAAAATAACAGTACAATAAAAATTGTTGGTTCAGAGAACTGGGCTGCTGCTAACGGACTTACACCTGATTTTGTCGTATATGACGAATTTAAAGTATTTCATCGTATGTTTCATACTGAGATGAACCCAAACCGTATTGTTCGTAAAGCACCTTTAATAATAATTGGTACACCGCCTAAGCCAGGCGACCGTAACCAAGAACAATATATGGAGTTTGCTGATGAATGTCTTAGTAGACAAGACTGTGCACACATTATCGCCTCATCTTATGATAACCCCCACATGCCTAAAGAGGAGATCGACAGGGAAATTGAAAAGCTCAGGCTACGTGGTGAAAATGATGTTATCAAACGAGAGTATTTTGGAGAAATTAGTTTGGGAGGAAGGAACGCTATTTTCCCCATGTTTGATGCCAAAAAAGTCAAACGATTTTCAGGAGTAATGAATGATATACGAAAGGATCTTAAGAAGCTTGATTGGTACTGCATTACTGATCCTGGCTCCACTACTTGTTTTGCCGTTCTTTTTGCTGCTATTAATCCTTTCACTAAACAGGTGTATCTTCTTGATGAGATTTACGAAACTGATCAATCTAATACAACAATTCGCCAGATATATCCTAGGATCAAGGCTAAGATGAAGGAACTAAATCCTTACATAGAAGTAGATGATTGGTGCAAAGTATATGATGAAGCCGCAGCTTGGTTTGCTACAGAGCTAATGGGTCAATTTGGAGATTACTTTATGCCTACAGCAAAGCATTTACATAAGAAAGAAAATGGGTTGTCCCTATGTAAAGATCAGATGGTATATGAAACATTAAACATATCAGATCGCATGAAGAAGCTTACATGGGAATGTCAAAACTATGTAAGAGATGACAAAGGGAATATACCTAAGAAAAATGATCATTTAATTGACTGTTGGCGTTACTTAAATGCAGCCGCTAATTATGATATGAATGAAGTTATAGAGAAGAAAGATATAAAAGATGACGACAAAAGAACAATGATACGTATGGAAAAAGACTTTGATGAGTATTCTAAAGATAAAGATTGGTCCTACGTAGTAATGCCTTGGGAGGAATAAACTATGGATATTACACAAATTTCAATAATTTTTTCAATTTTATCTTGCATTTTAAGCATGATTCTGTTACCTTTTACTCTGTATGCTCTGATTTTGGTAAAAAGTTTGGAAAAACAAACCCATACCGTACAATTTATGCCAGTTGACCAAGCTGTTAAAGACAAGTTTGGTGAATCTGATAATGTAATAGATGAAATAAATCAAGAGCAACAAGATGAGAATGAAGAAATCTACCGTATGGTATAGGAGCATAAATGAGTTTTTTTGACGATATAGCAGCAGATAGCCCTGATAAAATCAATGTAAAACCATTCCATGCTATAGAAAAAGACGATGAAAAAGCAGTATTAACGTGGTGTAATAAGGTAGTAGGAACATTAGAGAAACAATCAATATCTAGAAACGCAAGTATAAGAAAAAATTTAGAAACATATAGAGGCATAGCAGCCTCGGTTCTTAGAAGTGATATCCGAAGATCAGAGCGACAATTTCTTCAGAGAGTAAACAAGTTTGTAGTCAATCACTTACATGACATGACTGAAACTCGTATATCCCAACTATCACGTCTAAAACCTGCTGTTAATGTATTACCTACGAATGATGAATACGAAGATAGAAGTGCTGCAAAAGCTACTAAGTATCTTATGGATCATTTATGGTATATAAATAATATAGATGAAGTACGTCAAAAGATGTTACGTAATGCATTTATATTTGGAGAATCTTATTGCTTTATTACATGGAATAAGAATAAAGGTGATTTACATCCTATGTACGTAAAGGCTAGGGATATGGGAATACCTTTAACCATGGTAAATGATCAAGGAGAACCTTTAATAGGCAGTGATGGTAATCCTATGATTATGGACCCTAAAGATCCAGTACATATAGGTGATATAGATTATGAGATAGAATGTCCCTGGAGAGTATTACTACAAAGACAAAAAACTATTGATAAAGTAGAGTATTGCTTTAGAATAAGTGTAGAATCTACAGAAACTCTTAAAAAAGAATATCCTGATAGAGCTAAAAAGTTAAAACAAACTACTAACGTAAAAGCTTTTGATGCAGACACATTAACAGACCACTTATTAGAAGAAGATACAGTAATATATGAGTTTTATCATAAAGCTACTAAATACTGCAAAAATGGGTATTATGTAAAGTTTACTAACGATGTAATATTAGAGATGAGTGAGTTAAAATTTTCTCATGGACAGTTACCTTTTGTAAGGTTTACTGATATGGATGTACCTGAAGTTCTTAATGGTATATCTCAATATGAAATGGTTAGACCTATTCAGAATATGCATGACAATTTATCTACCTTATTAGCTAAAAATATTTATCTTATGGGACACTCTAAATGGGTTATGCCTAGAGGCGCATGTAAGATAGAATCATTAGGTAATGATAATACTATTGTTCAATATCAAGGTCCAGTAGCTCCTCAGATGATGCAAACGATGCCTAATCCTCCTGAAGCGTATAACTTTAGAAATATGTTACGTGAAGAGATGGGTCAGATATATGGTATTCAAGGGGTATCTAGAGGAACACCTCCTAAAGGTATTACTGCGGCTGTAGCTTTACAGTTTCTTAATGAACAAGAGCAAGAACGTAATAGTACAACAGTTATTAAACATAATGACATGATTAAAGATATTGCTAAAATGACATTAGCTGTATGTGGAGATTACTACGATGCAGATGATGGACGTATGTTACGTATTGTTGGAAAAAATAACAAATATGCCATACGACATTTTGATACTGCTAATTTAAATAAAAATTATGATATTAGATTAGAGTTAGGTACAGGATTACCTGAATCTAAAGCAGGTAAAATACAACGTATTGTAGAAATAATGCAAATGAAACCAGATCTATTGTCTAATGAAAGATGGATCGACTTACTAGATCTAGGCGACACTGAGAAAATGAATAATTTATTAACTGTAGCTGTAAGAGCTGCTGAGTCTGAGAATGAAGATATGATGGCAGGTAGACCTGTAGGAGACCCAGAGGATTTTGAAGATCATATATTACATTGGAAGGTTCACACAAAAGCTATACAGGAACGTACATTCAAAGAAGAATGTCCTCCTGAGTTAAGAGAGGAAATGTTAGAGCATATATCTATACACGAATTTTTAATGGTAGAAAAAGCAAAAGTTAATCCTGGGTTTGAAGCTAAATTAGCCGAACTACCTAACTTTCCAATTTTTCCTAACGGATTTGTACCAAGATCAGTAGAGCAACAAAGATTAATAGTACAAGGAGAAGCTAACCAAGGATTACCTATAACAGGAAATATACCAGGCGAAGATAAGTCAGAAATAACAGAACAGGGAGAAAACAATGAGTGAAATTAACGAAAATGCTGTGCAAGAAGTTAATCAAGAAGTTGATTTAGCACCAGAAGCAAATGAAAATGCTGCTGTACTATCTTTTGATGAACTTGATCAATTAACTGATGGCAGAGAAGGAGCAGAGTTACTAAGTGAAGGTAAAAGTAAGAAAGAGAGCGCGCCAAAAGAGAACAAATCAGACTCTAAAGAAGCAGGTGACGCAAAAGAGGTTGACGTTGCAGAAGAAGCGATTGAAGAGGAAATTAAAAAGATCCTTGCGAAACAAGGCGAAGGGGACGTTGAGTTATATGCTAACACGTCCTTTAAACATAAAGTAGATGGAGAAGAAGTAGACGTAGAATTACAAGAACTTCTCAATAATTATAGTGGAAAAATGTCTTATGATAAAAAGTTTCAAGAGTTTTCTAGTGAAAGAAAAGATTTTGAAACGTATAAAGAAACATACGATAAAGATATAGAGCAAATTAATGGATATATAACAAAATTTGCTGAAAAAATTAAAAGTAATGATGCTATGGGAGCATTAGAATATTTTGCAGAGTTTTCCGGTATGAAGCCTCACGAGTTTAAGAGGGAACTTCTAAACCAAATAGCTCCAGAAGTATTTCGACTCAATGAAATGAGCCCAGAGCAGCTACAAGCGGAAGATTTACGTACTCAAAACGAATATCTACTGCGACAACAAGAGTCTGAACAGAAACGATCCCAGGAACAGCATTCCCAAAAGGAACTAGAAATGGAAATCGCCAATGCTCAGGAAGCTCACAATATCTCGGATGAGGCTTTTCAAAATGCCTACCAGGAACTTATGGATGGAGAATTTGAAGGTAATATTACTCCTGCTGTTATAGCTGATTATTATGTACATAGTCAAGCTTTCTCCAAAGCAGAAGAAGCATTAACTCAAGTTGATCCTATACTTGCGCAACAAGACAACATTCTTGAAACCCTTCAAAAGATTGTAATGGAGAACCCTTCTTTTGATAATGAGGATCTTGTGGAAATTGTAAAAGACGTTTATGGTGACATTAAGAAAACAGCATCTAAATCTGTTTCAAAAAAGGTTGAGCCTAAGGAACAGGTAAAAAAGGAGCCCAAATCTAAAGAAGATTATTTAGAGTGGGATGATTTATAAACTTAATTAAAGGAGACATATTATGTCAGACCAATTTCAAGGTGTCCATCACGATGGAACATTGACTTTATCCGATGCGTCTAAATTATTTAAAATTAAGTACGAGAAGCTTTCTGAAAATGTATATAATTCAGCTAACGTACTTTTAGGACGTGTTAAAAAGTCATACAATTTTACAGGTAAACAACTACAATTAACAGTACCTCAATCTTTTGCTGGTGGTGTTGGTTCAGGTGTTTTACCAAAACCAAACGTAGCTCAGTATAGTGAAGCTATCATCAAAGCTAAAAAAGTTTATGCTGTTGTAGAAATCGACAGAGAAACAATTAAAGCTGCTTTATCTGATGAAGGTGCTTTCGTACGTGCTACAAAAGAAGTAGTTAAGAAAGGTGTTGAATCTTATATGAGAAACATGTCTCGTATTCTTTTCAATGACGGAACTGGTAAACTAGGTACAGTAGGTGCTAAAGACGGTACATCACTTCCACAAGTTCTTACTATTAGTGATTTCAAAGAAGCAAACTTTGAAGAAAGAGATCTTATTTCTGTAAATTCTAATGGTGGAGGTCTTTTAGAGATTACTGCTGTAGATCCAGATTTAGGAAAAATTACTGTTGACGATCCAGGTATTTCTGGACAAACAGCAGCAGCAGCAGCCGTTGCAGACGTACTTTTCATGCAGAATTCTAAAGACAGAGATCCTCTAGGGTTAAAAGCTCTTTCTAATGAAGCAGGGGCAGCAGATCTACACAGTATTACTCGTGGACGTAGATGGCAAGCTCAAGTTAAAAATGCAGAATCAGCAGCTATTTCTACTGATATGTTGAATGAAATGATGTTAAAAGTTAAGAAGGCTTGTGGTAAGTCTCCTAACCTTATTGTTACTTCATTTAAGCAATACGAAAAAATTCTTAACCTACTAGAAGATCAAAAAAGATATTCAGTAAATACTAGAGCTGGGCTAAAGTCTAAATCTGGTGCTGACATCTCTTTTAGTGGTGTTGAATTTATGTCTGTTGACGGACCTATTGGGATTTTCCCAGAGCGTTTTGTTGAAGACGACAGAATCTACCTTCTAAATGATTCTCACATCCATATCTACCACAGACCTGACTTCGGTTGGTTTGATGATGATGGAACTGTTTTCCTACGTAAAGCAGGAGAAGATTCGTATGAAGCTAGATACGGTGGTTACTTAGAAGTTTATATGAACCCATGTTTTCATGGCGTAATTAAAGGCTTGTCAATATAACCTAAAAAGAGGACATTCCTCCCTGGTCCTCTCCCCCTAGTTTAAAAACGGCTAGGGGGTTTTTTAGGGAGTTACATTTGAGATTAACCAAAGGAGACAGAAATGTTAAGATCAGTAAAAAGTTCACAGAGAAAAATGAGACAACTAGAATTAATTCTAGACGAAGCATCTAGTGGTGTAAGTGGAGATTTAAGTGCTAAATTAAGTGGACCAGCTAAACATCAAGTAAAAGCTATTACATGTGATGGATCAGGGGTTGTAGAAATAGAACTAAAGCAACCATTTGCAGCACAGCCAGTAGTTATTAGAAGTAATGCTAATAGTATTGCTCCAGGAGCTAGAAAAGGTGGATCTGGTACAGACCAGATAAAATTTACAATAGATAATGCTGGGTTAGAAACTCACATTATAATTGTAGGATCTGATATTACAGAACAGTATTAAGTAAGTTAGCCCCTTCGGGGGCTTTTTTGGAGATATAATGGCATCTACGGACAAGAAAAAATTTAAAATTACAGAAAGTAGCAAACAAGCTAGTGTAGATATTACGTCTGATAAAATAATATTACCTGCGGATTCTGCTGATCACTTACTAGTAGCTACTATTCCAAGCGGTGCAAACGTAAATGACACTGTAAACGTAGAAGTAGAAATGTCTCCTGATGGCGAAAATTGGTGCGATGCTCTGGTAAAACAATCTGTAACTACAGCAGGAAGCACAACATCAGAAGTTAAAGGAAATGAACAATATGCCGACCTTACCGTTAATAGTCCAGTATTTAATGGACATGCCAAAGGATCGTTAAGTTTTGATAACTCGGGTAACACTACTACAGAAGATGCAGGTACTAGAGATTTTATGCATCAACATATAGAAGCCAATAAATGCTTTAATCAAAGTATGTGGATAAAATCAAGTACAGCACCGACTACTACATATAAGCCTGTCCTATTTAGACATGGCGGCTACGATAACTTTGAAAATCAAAAAGTGGTTAAACTAGATTCTAGTACAACTACAACTTTTGCTATTACAGTTAGTAACCCAGGATCAGGTAATCTATTTTACATAGACGCAGTAAGTTCAGCTACAGCAGTAGACCTAGTAGAAGGAAACACATATATATTTGATCAGTCAGATTCAAGTAGTGCTGGACATCCTTTAAGATTTTCTACAACTTCTAATGGTAGTCATGGAGGCGGATCAGAATATACAACAGGGGTAACAGTAGTAGGAACTCCAGGATCAGCCGGAGCATATACAAAAATAGTTGTAGCAGATAGTGCTCCTACTTTATATTATTATTGTACACAACATTCAGGAATGGGGGGACAACTTAATACATTAACAGCAACATTATTACATACTACTCAAAATCTATCTCAAAATGTTAGTTTTTCAAATAGCCAGTTATTAGCATCAGGACATGTCTCTGCTAATGGGTATGCATCTCATATAGGAGATCCCTATAAAAATTGGTCCATTATTACGTGGTACACGCCTAAAGATGAGGATAATACTACCGATATAGACGGTCCTAAACTAACTGTAAATGCATCCGGAGCAGGTGCTAGATTCACTATAGAGCATAGTAATTATATAGGAAGCACTCACTATTCTAGAGCACAAGTAAATGCAGGTTACTATAATTTATACGCATCTTCTGGCACTATTCCACAGTTGGGTACGGGTAGGTATATGTTTCCAGGAGGCGCTTCCGGTTATTATGATAATGTACATGGAAATAAAGCATGTGTACTCAACTCTAGTTTCCTTACAGCAATTACTTGTGAACATGATGTTACTACCGGACAAACTATTATGACCACAAGAATGTATAACCACCTAGGGGTTCAGAGGACAAATTATGTAAACACATTTGTTCCGACTACTACCTGGACGACCGCTCCTGCTCTTATATATGGTACTGACGAGTTTATGGCATATGATATAAAACTAACCGATGCTGAGATAGAGGCACATTTTACAAATCACCCTACTTCTTTTGCTTATTCTACATCACAAGCAGATACTCTTACTACTACACCTTGTATAGCTCCAACAGACCCTACTAACTTAAGTACATGGTCTAATGCTATACTTTATCTTAGAGGAGGCGATGCCTCAGGAGATTCTTCAACAGCTCTACAAAATGTAGCTGGGGCTAATACACATTTTCCTGCATCAATACCTAAAGGAAGTTCTTCTGCTAATTTAGTTTTTTCTTCTGTACCTAATAAAGGTACTTATCTAACATCTAATGATAGTCAAGATGCTTTTACTGTTAGTAGTAATCTGTCTATATCAGGTTGGTTTAAAACTACTGATACAGGTACTCTTTTTAGTAATACAGAAGGAGCTTTAACTGATGGATTAAAAATGGAAGTTAATGCCAGTAATATGGTACTTACTCTCATAGATAGTAGCCAAACTGTAACAGCTTCCTCAGATGTAGATGATGGAGAATGGCATCACTTAGTTGTAACAAAGCCCTCAGGAACAACACCTACTATAAAAATATATGTAGATGGAGTAGAAAAAGTTTCTACCACCGTATCTACTATATCTAATGATGATTTAAGAGGAGGTAACGGATTTACCCTACTAGGAGATGGACAAAATAATGTTAACGCAACAAGTCCTGCTTCTACAGATAGTTCAAAATTAAATGCTTCCCTATCTAATTGGTCTTTACATACTGAAGTTCTTAGTGCTAATGCAGTTTCACAATTATATAGTAATGGACACGTTCGTAATATAAAGAATTTACCAGGTGTATCAGTAAGCAGTATAGAGGCTTGGTGGCAATTAGCAGATGCTTCTAACCCTCAAAATGATTTAGCCAAATCTAACCCTTTAGCGTATCAAGACGGAGCTTCAGCAGCCCTGACTAGTAAGTTAGTAAATTCAGATGGAGCTACTTACGTAAATGGGAGTATAAATGGTAATGCTATAACAATGTCACTTACTAAATCATTTAATTTTACAACAAATAAATGGGTATCTACAGCAGATCAAGATGCTGCTATATGCCTTTCATTTAACGGCTTTGAAGAACAAGCAGAGTATTTTGCACTATGGAAATGTACTCAAACAGTACCCTCAGGGTCGGTTAACATATTAGATGGTGGATGGCATAATCTCATACTATCTTATAGAGGTATAAACGATTTGACAGGTAATAATAATGTTGTAGCAGGAAATACAGAAGTAAGATTTGGTGTAGGAGATGGCGCAACAGATGAAGAATATCATTTTAATCTGAGTATAGATGGATACCCTATGGCACTTGTATCAGGAACGGATAAGGTAGGAGCTGATTACATAGGGGGATTAGGATCTACATTAGCTACAGAAACTATTGATGGCGTATCTAAAAATGTAAAATTTGTAATAGAAAATAGGCATTTAAGATATGATTCAAATAATAATGAAGAAGAATATAAACCGCACGGACAATTTAGTGCTGCTATACATCCTTTCTCAGCTAGTGAAACAGACCCTAATAACTTTAGAGGCTCTGTAGATGAAACATCTTTTCATTCTCAGTGTTTTTGGCTAAATCAAGGATCTACAGGAGTGCAAGCAATAATAAATCAAGAAAAGCCATACACTATATATGGTAGAACAACAGCCTTAGATAATAGAGGTACTTCAAATACTTATCCTATAGGGGTTCCTTACCCTCTACTAAATCCTGAACTATTAAAAAACTCAGGAGATATAAATGATATGATTAGTACTAATCAATTTATAAATCCGGTGCCTAAGGGGCAAACTCAGCCTTGGAACTCTCAAGTAAGTACAGGAGGTCTAGAGGCATGGTATAGATGGGGAGATACAGATGGAGATTGTTCTGTAGATATTAAAGATGTTAGAACGCATAACGCAAACGGATATGATAGATTCCTGACTGCTGTAGAATTAGATGATACTGCAAATGTTGGAAATGTTAAATCTGCTCAAGGTGAATCTATATATTTACAATCTCAAAGTGCATCTACATCATCCGGATCTTCATCAACTACATTTGTACAGGTAAAATTAGAAGATTTATCTACTCTAGTAGGGACAGCAGCCTGTACTATTAAAAATATGTCATCTCAAGTATTGCAATACCTTAGAATTAAATTGACAGGTAATGGAACTTGTGATATAGGTGATAATAAACTAAAAGTAGAAATACACTATAAAAAAAGGAGGATGAAGTAATGTCATCTGCCCATAGAATAAATTTAATAAAAGATTTAACCTTAGTAGATATAGGTGGAAATGGTTTTACAGTTGAAAATCATCCTGATCTAGTAGATGCTAGTGGTAATCCCATAACTCAAGTACGTCTTACAGGATCAGGAGTAGATCATGTAGCCTATAGTAAAACTGTGTTACTATCGCCTAAATACAATGATTACATCTTAACAGCTACTTGTACAGGATGTGTACTAAAAGTAGAATTTGAAATGAGTCCAGATGGAGTAAATTGGTGTGCGTGTAATCTATCTAATGGAAATCCTTGTGAGTTTACCTGTACAGCAACATCAGGAGATTGTACCGCATCGGTCATAGATGTTCCGGTGTTACAATACGTAAGAGTAAAAATAAGTAACGCTGGAGATGCAAGTTTAGACTGTAGCATTTTTTTAACCCACACAATGAATTATTAGGAGATAATTATGGTATCAAGTGAAATAAAAGATTTAAAAGATGGAGCTATTATTACTCTACCTAGTAATGCTAGAGGTATAGTTTTAGAAATAGCTTTAGATGGAGCTACAGGTATACAACTTCAAATAAGCCATGATAAAACAACCTGGCATAATTTTGGTACTGTTGTTGATGCGGATGGATTGTTATCATATAATGATAGTGATGAACATTTTTTACAATATGTTAAAGTGGTTGTAACAGGAACTATGGGCGCAAACGGTAAACTCAATCTATATTTTGGAAGGAGTAAATAATGGCTGCTCAAGTAGACATAGGTAATGATACTATTTTAATTATAAAAATACCTGCTAGAGGAGCTACGGATTGGGCAGCAGAATTTAAAACAAATTTTGCAGATAATATAGCCGACCATGATCACACTACCGGAAGAGGAGCTAGAATAAAAAATGCTGCTCTAGTAACAAATACTATGGTAGCTGATGGGGATGGAGTTACTAAAGTAGATGGAACTGTTACTGCATATACTTCAGCAGATGTAGCGGTTAGTACAGATACTATTCAAGATGCAGCAATAACTACTGCCAAAATAGCAGCAGATGCTGTAGATGGAACTAAGATTGCTGATAATTCAATTACAGCAGACCATATTGTAGATGGTACAATTATTGCAGCAGACGTAGCTAATAATGCTATTACAACAGCTAAAATACTAGATGCTAATGTTACTACAGCTAAGATTGCAGACGACGCTATAACTTTTGATAAATTAGAAAAAACAGTAGTTGTAACCCAAGATACTACAATAACACAAAATACTGCTAATACTCATTTTATACTAGAAAGTACTACCACTAATAATGTAACCTTAACATTTGATTCTGTAGAAGTAAAAGGCTGTTTGTTTACCCGAGGAGGTAATATTGGCTCACTATTTTTTCCTAAAATTAAATTAAAAGGAAATGTAGACTTTAGTTCTAACATAATAGATATGTTAAATATTGGACAGCTAGATTTAAACGAGGTAGATTTAGATAATTACAAAATGACTTACAACAAGATATGTGTGGAAAAGTTATTGGCTGATGTTGATGGTACTGATACAGGTATTACAAATAGTGGTCCGGCTGGAGGTACTTTTACTTTCAATGATTTAAAAATATGCAGTCTAACTAATAGTATAAAATTTCCTTTTGGTACATCTCAGGTTAATAAATTTGAGTTTTTAATAGATGGTAGTGGAACACCTACCTTTCAAGATCATGTCATGGATACTGATGGAGCTATTAGAACAACCTACAACGTAGGTTCCAATATTATCATATTTAATGGAGGAGGAGTAACATATAAAACTGCTACAGGAACAGGTTCGGGAACGATTACCACTATTACAGATACTAAACCATTTAAAATTATAGATAGGACCACTAAAGTAAGTTTAGTAGATACTAGTGCGGTTACAATTACGTCAACCGATGACATGACTAAATACCACGGCAACCACAGCATATTAAATATAACTAGTAGCTGTTTAGCTCCTACAACTCTTGAAAATAAAACTATAAATATTGCTTCAGGAGCAACTCTAACCGTTGGGGATGGAGATACAATAAAAAATTGTACTATAACAGGAGAAGGTAAAATACTTATGACCGCAACCGACACTAGAAGTGGTTTACAGACTACTCCTGCCAATACAGTAACAATGAAAGGATGTACTGTAAATATTGAAGAATTTGACATTAAACAAGATTTATCTAACCCTAGATGTTTAGCCGCTGTTATACTAGAAGATAGTTTTATAAATACAAATAATTATAGATATTATGTAGAATTTGGTCAATCTAACCTTATCGATGACACAGGTTCAGATACTTCTACAACCTCCCCTTCTCAATTTACTAACGTAACCATATTTGCAAAGAATATAATAGCTCTACCAGCTCATGACACCGTTTCTAATATAAACCGAGTACCAGGAACGGCTGTATTCACAAATTTAATAGTTACTAATAATATAACTTTAACTCTTGAGAGAGTTCAAATAAGTGATACTAGTGGCAATATACCAGCAGAAAATGATCTTGAAGCAGGTTCTAAAACTAATGCTAAGTCAATAACTTTAAATACTATTTAATAAATGGATAAAATATGAGTAAAGTAAAACAATTAATAAATAAAGGCAGTAAAAAGTTACAAGAACTTCAAAAAAAGGCTGCCGAAAAAAAGTTAAAAAAGAATAAAAGAATAGCCAGTTTAGGAGTTAGAGGATGAGTAAGTATTTTACACCTATGAATCAAAAGCCTAGTTTATTGCAGAACTTTAACAATCTTGTAAACTCTCCTATGCAGAGTCAAGAAGTTATAAGCAAGATGCCTAGAAAAGATAAGCAGCATTTACAGAATGTAATACATGATGAAAAATTAGCTGCGTCTGAAGATGCTGAAATGAAACAATATGCTACAGACATGGCAGCAAAAGGAAAAGCTGAAGCTGCTAGAGCTGCTCAAGAATCTTTAAGAAGTGCTCAAGGTGAATTTGAATCGTCTCTAGATACAATGATAAAACCTTCTATGGAAGGGGGTATTGGAGGAGCCTTAAACACAGGAGCCTTACACGTACAATCTTTCTTTGGCGATAAAATGGCTAATCATGCCTTACAAAAAATGGCTGCTAAGAAAGCGTTGGAAAAGGGTGGAGAACAAGTATTAAAGAAAGGTGTAGAAAAAAGTTTAGAAAAAGGAGCTGGAGGCATTGGCACAGGAGCGGTTGTAAACATGGGACTACAGGCAGCAGGTGTTGATGTTGGAGGTATGGCAAAAGAAGCTCTTGGTGGAGGTGATGCTGGAGGTGCTTTAGGAGGTGCTTTAAGTGCTGGTCTTTCATCAGGCTTTAATCCAGTAGCAATGGGCGTAGGAGCTGTGATGGGAATCATGTCCTCAGCAGAAGAGCGAAGGGCGCAGAAAAGAGAAGGACAGGCTCAAGCCTTAGAAGCGAAGTCAGGTGGAGAATCCAATAAGGCAAGAATTAAAGGTAGACTAGCTGAGTCTATGTCTAAAACATTATTGTCAGGTATGAATAGAAAAGTTAATTTATAAGGATAGCAATGAGAAATATAACTAAAATAATAGATCAAGTTAGGAGACAGACTGAAAATGAAGAGGTATCTGAATTTACAGGTATTCAAGATTCTGAATTTATACAGTACCTAAACGATGCTCAGTATCATCTTCAAGCGGCTATTGTACACAATCATCCTAATGTATTTATAGCTGAAAAAATTATAGATGCTGTATCAGATCAAGAAAAATATGACTTACCTAGCGATTGTTTTTTAGGTAATAAAGTACATAATGTTGAATACTCTACATCAGGTAGTGAAGAAGATTTTTACGTACTACAACAAGATACTTTAAAGTCCAGGGCTAGTGGTATTACAGGGTATCCTGCTCGCTACATTAGAAGATCTGGTCACATATTACTTGCACCAGAACCTCAGTCAGGTGGAAAAATAAGAATAAATTATGTTAAAAGATTAAAAGAATTAACCACTAGAAAAGGTAAGGTAAGTACAGAAGGTACTTCTTCTACCTCAGCTAACTTTACCATAAATTTAGATAATTCTACATTTAATACAGATTTTGATGCTATTGATGGAGCAGAGTTTTACTCCATAGTAGATTCTAAGGGTAACATATTACTAGAAAATATAGAAAGAGTTAATTCAGATATAAATACTATAACATGTAAACCTACTAGTACAGCAGTAACTATACCAGCAGGATCTTTCATAGTAGATGGGGAAAATACTAGCTCTCACTCAGAACTTGATATATCGGTAGAGCGTTTTTTAATTGCTTACGCAGCATGGAAAATACTAAAAAGAGATTCCAGTGTAGATAGTTCAGAAGCAATGGCAGAATTACAACTCATGCAACAAGAAATAGTTAAGAGTTATGCTCTTATTACAGACGATGTTACCTTTATTCCACAGCTTAATAGCTGGGATGATTGGAGTTTATAATGGGCGTTGACCACAGATTACTTAAGACATCAGAAAATTTTAAAGGCTTAGATCTAAGATCTTCTGATATCATGCGTAATCAGGAGTTTTCTACAGATATGCGCAATGCAGCGTACAGAATATCTGGAGCCATAAATAAGAGAAAAGGTTTTACACATAAGAGAAACTCAAATTTTATAAAGGGAATGACTACTTTTAAGAATATTGGAGCAAATGGATCTATTGTAGATGAATTAATTTATGTAGAAAATAACACTATTCAAAAAGAAGTAGAATTTGACATGGTAGGATACAGGTCTAGTAATGTTACTACCTCCCCTATATCTTTACAACTTACAAGAGATGCAGGAACATCCACTATTACTGCTGTAGACGCAGCCGGAGGTTCCTTTTTTAATCAAAATTATACATCTTCTGATACAATTCAAACTTTTATAGATGACTTTAGCTTTAAGTCAGATTTTATAGATGGTACTCCCATAATAGATTTTGCTAGTATGACTACTTTAAGTGTATACAATTTAGCTTCAGCAATAACAATGGATTGGGATCCAGGAGCTACTTTTGATTTTGACGAACAAGCTGGTGACATAACAGTTATGATTCCTATCGCAAAAGTAAATACTAGTGCTGTACAATCAATACTAAATGAACCTAATGGTACTGAAAAAACAGATATGTTGAGAAGGTTGCTTACAATAGGAGGGAAAAATTCAGGATTTCCTCCTTCAGTATTGTTTAGTGACGATGAGGCACGTTCAAATCTTTCTACTACATATTCATCGGGAACACATAATTTTCTTGCGATAAATATGCCTGAGTTTGGTAACTTATATATAGGTAGTAGCTATAATAATGATACTGGTGGAGGATCTGATCCTACTGCTTGGGAATACACTCCTTCCACAGATTACACTACTTGGAGTCTTGGAGAATATTTTTTATTTTTAATTCAAAGTGGGAGCTTTACTGTAGATCCTAAAGGTGGTGGTAAGCAGAAATCTACATTTAATATAAGTAATCTTGATTCAACTATAAAATCAGGATATAATTCTTTAGATAGTGATTTAACCGATGTAACTTTTCCAACTTTTCCATCAGCACTAGATACAAGTACCCAAGTAACAAAAATTGCATCTAAAAATACTTCTAACATATCATTACAACTTAGAAATGATGCTAATCAATCTGTAAATCAATTCTTATCTCAATCCATAGATAGATTAAATGTATTTAATACAGAGATATCTAATAATGCCTCTACTACTTTCCCTACAAAAGTAACAATAGGCTCTATTCAAGAACAGGTAGGATCTAATTTAAGTTGGACATCAGCACAGTATGAAGATGTATTAACAGAAAACGTAAACTTTGCTCCTCTTAATAATTTACTATATATGTCTAATGGGATAGATGAACTATTAAAATATGATGGAGATGATGTATATAGAGCAGGTTTACCTAATTGTGATAAAGATATAGCTACATTTAGTTTTAACACCACTAGTACAGATTACTTACATGAAGTTAAACCAGGTCAAGTTGAATATTTTACACTAGATGATTCTGTTTTTGATAACCCTAATACTGTAGACGAAACTTTAGTAGGTGATAGAAAGTATTATTTAGAATTTAAAAATAATGGAGGTACTGCTCAGTTTAGAAGAAAACATGGATCTATAACAGGTAATTATGGCTCTTTTAGTTCCTGGTCTGATTTAAGTGCTTATGGATCTACTTCAGTTTTAAATGGTAATGGGTTTGCAGTAGAGGTAACTACAGACGGATCAGGTTATGTTAAAAATTACTACCAAATAGAAGCAGGTACAGGCTTTTTAGGAGAAGCAGATAATGGAACTTTTCCTAATTTTATAGAAATTACTAAGGCTATGTTTTTATATAGTACATCAAATAATAATTCTACTCTAACTTATGGTAGATTAGATATAGTAGAAGTATCTTCTAAGGTTAGAGAAAAAACTTACGAGTATAGATTTGCGTATGAATATACAGACTTTAAAGGAAACATTATAAGTAGTCAACCTTCAGATCCAGTTAAACTAGTTGTGGGATCAGGTAAAAGTGTAAACATAGCATTTCCTGCTACTATAGCTGCTCTATCTACATTCAAAACAAATGGTTTGTTTAATGATGAGTGGGAATCCTCTACTGGAACTACTTTAGGTACATCTTTAACAGATAGTAATTATCCAATAGACAAATTACATGATGAAAATAGGATGCGTATTCTAGTATATAGATCTAAGGGATACTCTCCAATAGCTGGTGAAGTTGTAGGTCAATACTACAAAATAGCAGATTTGGAATATGAAGCAGGTGGTTCAGCTACTACAGTAACAGATAAATATAGGGATGAGCCTAGTGATCCTGAAGCAGCTACACAGTATGATCCTATCATAAACCCTTTCTTAGCGTTTGTAGAACCTATAAAGAGGAAAGACCCACCACCTAAGGGAAAATATTTATCAGTATTTAAAAACTGTTTAGTTGTTGCTGGGCAAAATGACAATGTTAATAATGTACAATACTCGCTACCTAAAAACTTTACTACAGGTGAGATAGGTTCTGAATACTTTCCAGACGATGACAATGGTATTGTAGTAGAATCTCCCTTTGGATCTAAAATTACTGCAATAGCAGCTCTAAAAGATCTAATGTTTGTATTCCATAGAGACAGTATCTTTACTGTGTCAGGTAATATTAACCAGTTAGAATTACCTAACGTAGAATTACTTACTAAAGAAGGTGGGGTAGGTTGTACTAGTCAGGCATCTATTGAAGAATACAGAGGCGGTCTAGCGTTTGTATCTGATACAGGTATATATACAGTATCTAACCAGGGTCTATCAGAACTATCTGAATTAATACGACCTTTATTTCTAAACTCTAATTTTGTAAAAGAAAAAGCAATATCATTTAACTGGACATCTAAAAACTTATTACTAGTATGTATTCCAGATTACATAATTCAAGGTGATTCTGAGTACAATGTATTAGAAGATACTATGTCTGCTTACATATCTTCAGATAGTTTAATACTAGCTTATGATTATTTTAGGCAAGCGTGGCTACGATGGGACACATTAGAATTTACAAACGGTATAACAGAGTCTTCTGATACAGTAAATTTTTCTCGTATGACAAATACTACAAATGTGTTAGCTAGTATAACAGACAATGGAGATGCTGATGATTATTCTGACAACGGTAATGCTATAAAGTTTGTATATGAAACTAACTGGGAATCATTAGGAGATCCTACTGTACCTAAAAAGTTTTTACGTATAAAAGTACATAGTTTTGATACTGATGCATCTTTTGAATCTCCAGGTTTTCAGCTAGAAGCAGGTGTTCAGAATGATTATATTAATGCAAATAGTGGAAAAATAGACTTTGACTTTTCTAAACAAGCTGGTGGAGGCTGGGGTAATTTTAGATGGGGTACAGACTCATGGGGATCTCTACCTTCTCAATTCTTAAAGAGTAAGTTACCTACAGGCAAATCACGTTCACTTAAAATAAGGTTTGCTAATAATACAAATAATGAAAATATATTAATAACCAATTATGAGCTTGAGATAGCAGCTCCATATAGAGCGGAGATAAAAGAGTAATGAAGTTTAGTCTAGGTTCAATAAAAGATATAGAGGAGTTAGTTAAGAAGTTGACGCACGGCTTAACAAAGCTCACACTAGCTGATAACATGGAAACCTTTGAAACTACGTTCTCAGTAGCAGGTGGAAAGACTATAACTATACGAAATAAGTTGACATCTACTCCAACAAGGTATATAATTGTTGCGCAAGAAGGCAACGGACTATTAACTAAAACAACTTTACAAGACGGTAAAGAAACTATTCAATGGAATAATGAAAACGTCTATATAAAGAATAATGGAAAAGAAACGGTTAAAGCTACCGTTGTATTTATGAGGTAAATATGGCAAGTAATTATGTAAAAAAGTATCAACAACAGCAGCAAGGTAGAGAGGCTAGTAAGAAATCTTCTGCTGCTGCTTATGACAAGGCTAAATTAGCTCATGACAAAAACATGAGTGAAAAGGCTCAACAATTTCAGGCAGATCAAATAGCTTCTGGTAATACTTATAACCCAGCAGATAATCCATACACTCAAAGAGGGGCTCATAGAAACTTTGGAGGTAATAAGGTAGCTGGCAAAAATCAATTTGCAGATACAGCAGAAGGTCGAGCTTTACAATCAAAAGTAGATGCAGCAGGGAAAACTACAGCTAAAGATAGAGGTGTTGCAACAGGTCTTGAAATTCTA